GTATGAAACAGGGAAGCCATCATCATCTAACGCTTTGCCGTCAATCGTCGAGACACCGCTAGGAGTCAAAGCTAACGTGCTTGGAATTGAATTGACAAAAACAGGAGCGGCATTGTCAGAAAAATCCTCTGCTGACATAGTAACAAAGATTACAGCAAGCGCACCGCACGTGATTGCATTTCCACCATTACTACTTTCATGAATAGTGTTCCTAGCTAATGTAGGTCCAGTAGCACTATAGTACCCTAAACCTACCTCCCAACTAGAACCATCCTCTATGGCATATCTTACATGGTCACCAGTAGAAACCCCTGAATCTGCAAAGGTTTGATACCCGTCAACGGCGGTGCCTAGAGTTAAAGTACCCGCACCGCCACTAGCGACTGTCATTTTGGCTCTGTTGACTAGCTTTACCATAAGACTTTAATCCCTTAAGAGTGTATTAGGCTAGGCGAAGAATAGAAGTTGCTGCGCCCGGTGCTGGGAACTGTACGGTAAAGTCACCAGAGGTAGCACTAACAGTTCCACCAAAGTCAAAGATAGCAATAATATTATTAGTGGTAAACTGGGGATTGTATAATATACAACCATCAGCAGATGTTGTTACACTTTGGAACACTGCATCGTTAAAGTCCAAGATAGCAGTTGTGCCATCCATTTGGGGATAGACTGTGGCATTACCACTTGCATCTGTTGTTGATAAGGTAGCAGTTGCACCTGTGCTAAGAGTGTTATAGACACTAGTATAACCACTGCCAGATGCTTGATCGGAACCTAACTCCGAGTAAGACACTGTAGTAGGTCCATAACTGGAAGTAGGGTCTTCTTTAATCAGTGCAACTCGCATTGTGTCACTATCAAAATCGTGGTTTCCTTTAAGCAACTCTAGTTTAAAAGCGTTACTAAGTCCTGTTGTAATAGTACCCATTATGTATTTTCCTTGTTGTCTTCTTCTGCCTCATCGGACAGGTCAGTTTCAGTTGCGACCTCTTTAATAGGGTCATAGTTCAGTTCAGCTATATCCATAAGGTCTTGTATAACCTCTGGATGATCACTGACGTTAATGTCTGCACCGTTAAGGTTACGAAGAAATGCTGCAATCTCACGTAGGTCGTGTGGGGCAACATCACCAGCCTTGATACAGGGCATAAGGTCGTAGTTAAGTCCGTTAAGCTGCCATAGGCGTCCTACTAGCTGCTTGTTCAACACATCTACAATAGCTTGGATGTAGCTTTCTAATGCACGTAGAAACAGGTCAGTTTTACTCTTAGAGAGTGCGTATGATCCGTTGTTACCCCCACCGAGCATAAGAAACTCAGAGAGAACACTACGAGCAATGTCATGTTGATAACGCCTAACAATGGGGTCGATGTCTAGGTTACGAGTGCCACTAGAACTCATCAACTCTACATCTACCAGACGTATATCTGTAGGAGAACCATCTTTATCAGGGTAGGTATCACTAGGCGTAATAATATACCCCTGCTCGTTGAACTTTACATCTCGTAAGATTCGTTCAAGATTGGCAACAAAACCAGACTGTGCTGTTGTAGCATCTCCTGAGAGGTACTCAGAGGGAATACGAGCAACAGGGATACCAGCTAACTCACGTTCCACTGCTATAGCTTCTATGCTCTGTAGGTTGTTTAAGTACTGGTAAGACGTATAAGCATTACGTAGGATACTACGGCCACTAGGATCACCGTTAATGCTGGTAGTACGGTAATAAAGGCTTTTGTTAGCTGGGATATAGTGTTGTGAGAGGGCATAGCCTGTGTCCTGATAAAGTCCTAATACTTCGCCTGTCTTGGTGTCTACATCAAACCGAGAGACTGTCCAAGGCGCACGGCACACAATCTTGCGCACACCCATACGTCCGTCAGTATGCTTACTATATTTCTTGTACGACCTCTGAGTAGGCCCAACACGGCGCTTATAGACAACCTCAAACCAAGCAAAGCCATAACTAAGGCTTGATAGTGCTTCTGCAATATGATCATCAAGGGAGTGTTCCATATCATCAAGGACACTCTCGACAAACTCTGCTTCAGCCTTTGCTGCAGGGGTATCATTAGCTGGCTCCACCTTGAGTTTGACATCACGAAGTACTTGTTCAGCTGCATACATAACCGCACCAATAGTACTGTCATTGTCCCTCATTTCTCGATACTTTCGTATCGCAGCTTTACCTCGTAACTCAGGTATAAACTCGTCAGAACGAATCTGACCGTTACGAACATTCTGACCACTTACTCCAAGGGTCTGTGTGGCCTTACTCTGGCTTAGTTTTCTAGGCATCTATAATAGTCCTTTAGCCGAACTGTAGGCCAATTTAAGTTGAGGCTTGGCGTATCCGTTAAGACTAAGATCAGTGATAGCCCATACCATCGCATCAAGTCTGTCTGGTGATCCCATAGACCCAAGAGGTTCCCACTGAACCATCTGATCTTCTAAGTCGTTAAGCCCTCTGACGTGTTTAACACGCCCCTGTTCGTAGAGTGCAGATACTGGCTCTGCTCTAGCCATCTTGCCTCTTGAGGCGTGGACTAGGCGTATTGGTAATGTCTCATCTTCGGTGTGCAGGGTATGTCTAACCATGTCGCCACCTTGGTTCTTCTCGGCAACAATCCTATCAGCCATATGCTCTCTATATAACTCAACAGCTTTAGCAGCCCAAGCTTGAGGACTGTAGTTGCCTGTATGGTCTTCTATGACATATGCAGTGCCGTTAACGTCTACACCGGCTACAATAATACCAGTCATGTCCGAATCAGTGTTATTACTAATAGCTGGGTCGATAGCTACTACAATACGGTTTAACTGAGGTAATTCGTCTTTGTCTATCTCACAGGATGCTAGGAGGTTTCTGTTCCATAAGGCGCCAGAGGCTTCATCTAGTATTTCTGCGTAGAGTTCCTGTCGCCCTAATCGTGTTCCCTCGTAGGTCTTCTTTACGGCGGTAAGAAAAGTATCAGCGAGATTAGCACTATTATCAAAAGTTGATCCAGTAGATACATGTGTCGTTTCATCATCTAGTATGCCACGGAGAAGCTTAGTAGTCTTAGGTGTGGTAGTTACGAAGACTACAGGTCGCTTACCTAATCGTAGTCCAAACTGCATCATGTCCCAAGTGTCTTGTGCGTTTCTCCAAGCACATAACTCATCACACCATGCACTATGAGCCTGTGGACCCCTAAGTCTCTCAGGGTCTTCTGCTGAGAAGAAAACAGCCTTAGCACCATTAGCCCAAGACATGCTGTTATTAGTAGGAGACCAGACAGGATAACCCATGTCAGCCTTACGGTACGTTTTGTCGCTCTTGTGGCAAACATTAAGGAGACCAGAGTCTCCCTCAACCATAACTCGTCTGACGTCCCCTTTAGTGGGGGCAACACAATGAACGATACGATCGCCCATCTTGATTCTATGCCTGACCCACTCAGCACCAGCTCTAGTCTTACCCCAACCCCTACCAGCTAAGGCTACCCAAGTGTTCCACTTACCCTCTGGCTCTAGTTGGTCTTGTCTAGCCCAGAATGACCAGTCATGCTTTAACTCTTCTGCTTGTTCAGGAGTTAACTGACTGAGAGCCTCTTTAAGCTTACTTGAGCTTAAGTTTCGTAGAGAGTCTGCTGTCAGTTTACGTTTCGTTTGTTGTGTCAGGGTCTTCATCAGATTCCTTGCCCAGTAAGGTCATCAGTGCGTCAATGGCACTAGAGTCCTGATCTGGGTCTGTGTACTCATCGGGGTCGTTAACAGTGCTCTGAGGACTCCAACCACCTTTACTACGCAAGAACAGCTCTTGTGAGGCGAAGTGCCCGTCTATAGCTTGCTGTACAACTACATTGCCTACCTTAGATACAATCTCTGATCTAGCTTCTGCTATGTCACTACCGTACAACTTATAGAAGGTACCAAGGGAACTAGGGGCGCTCTCATACTTATTAGCTACAGCAGCCATAATATCTTTAATCTGTACACCGTCTTGCACTGCCTGACGGACATACTTAGAGATAGGCTTACTATAGGGCAACACCTGATTTTTAGGATAAGTCATAAGGTCTCTCATGGGAAAATAAGGGGGCAAGGTCAGCTACTCTGCGTCTCACTCATTGATAAAACAGTTGGGGAGGTATGAGTTTGACTCTTGCCGTGTTATACCACATAGGTACTATTTTGCAAATGTCAACCCCCAAAGGGTAACTATTTTGTATATTTCGTATAAACTATTGATTGGCAACAAAAGAAAGTTTAAGGCTCTAGTTCCTCTACAAAGATTTCTTCTTTAGTTATATCTTCTATGAGGTCTAGTAAGCAGTCCTCTTTAGATTTATTTATATAGTAAGACTTCTTGCCCTTATACTTGACAACACAATAAACACTAAAGTCTATGATCTTTTTGTTGTCATGGTGTACGATTTCTCTAAAGTCTACTAACATATACCTACCACTTAAGTTAAACATATGTTGTCATTTGTCTCTTTTAATTATTAACTATTATGATTAAAACTAATAGTAATCTAATTAAGCTTAACAAATGTATAACATATGTAGCCTGTCCTGTCTTATGATACATAGGTACTAACTTTTGATTGTCAAGGGGTGGACATGTGTTTATTTGGGTTAATGTGACACTTTGTCGCTACTGCTGTTAGTCCAAGGTATTTTTTTATGTTATAGATAGGGGTGAAGTCGCCAAGGGCGAGAACCTATACTTTAGAATATAGGGGACCCATACCTTAGTACAGGTCCCTTACTTTAGTCTATCCCATACCCAGTCCGAGAACTAAAACTATCCAAAAGATAGCTGCGAGGAGGACAGCCTGCAAAAGGATGTATAACATATCCTTAAACATACTATTCGTCCCATTCGGATGCGTCACCATCGTCTTTAGCAACGTTCTCTATACTTTTGATTACTTCTTGCATTTTACCACCTTTTGAGATAAGGAGATATTCTTCTGGTGAGAAGACTGTCTTTAGGGTAGTAACGAACAATACTTTAGATGGTAGACCAAAGGCTTGGTTACCACCATTAGTAAATTCCCTTACATACGAATTGACGACCCCGTCTACCATTTTGATACGGTTATCATCCGAAAGTTTGGGAAACCGCACTAAGGTCTCCTTTAGTAAATCACATACCACCGTAAGCATGGCACGGCGTAATACTTTCTGAGGTGCAAGGGCATACTCAAGAGAGGTCTTAGCACTTTTGAGTAGTTCACCATCCAAAAGGTGTACTGGGGTCTCGATAGTAGGGGTGTTTGTCTCTTTAGTCATGGTAGTATCTCCAAAGGTTAATGCCTATACTTTAGGCGGTAAAGGGTATCTTATGACCCATAGGAATACAATGACATACTTTAGGGGTAATTGCAAGCACTATTAGGCATAGTCAGAGGTATCATAAGATAGTGCCTAATACAACCTATAGGCGAGTGACCGCAATGCAACCATAGGTTGTATGAACAAACACTAATACAACTTATAGGCGATACAACCTATACGGTACTTAGAATCGTTCTAATACAACCTATGGGCGATACAACCTATACGGTACTTAGAATCGTTCTATACAACTTAAAGGCGATACAACCTAAAGCTGTATTAGAATCGTTCTAATCAACCTAAAGGAGATCACCTTAAAGGAGAGCGAGTAAAACAAAATACACTCAACCTATAGGAGAGTGCCTCTGAGTCTGACTCATAGTATTACTCATACCCCTACCATGGGAAATAGCCGTACCCCTACCATGGGAAATAGCCCCCACCGTGGGAATTGGCCTGACCCCTACCGTGGGAAATAGTCTTAGTCTGACCTCGCTTCGCTCATGGGGCCTGAGTCATACTCATAGTAATAGTCTGACCCCTACCGTGGGAATTGGTCCGAACAATAGTATTACTTTCGCTTCGCTCATGGGGCCGAGTCATACTCTGAGTCTTAGTCTGACCCCTACCGTGGGAATTGGTCTGAGTATGATTTCGTCTATTACTCCGCAAGCGGCTCTGAGTCTTACTAATAGTAATACTATGACCCCTACCGTGGGAAATAGTCTGAGTAATCATATGTTTAATAGCCGTAGTTCATCCGTTTACTCAAGAAAATACTAAGACTATGACTAAGAGTTTGCACCCTATCTGGACCTATGATTTTGTTGCCCGATAAGTCCAGTTTACGATTCTCAGACGATATTTCAGACCTTAAACCCCCGACAACAAAAGAAAATCCCCCAGAGAGCTTTCCCGCCGACCACTCTGAGATAAACTCTTAGAATAACTATTGTGATCACAAGCTGGGAATTTTGTGATCACAGACTTTTGCATTTGTGATCACAATAGTTTAACTATGAGTAAACCTCAGAGAACAAATACCTGCTTGACTTCTGAGGCTATTTGTGGTAATTAAAGGATGGGTCAGAATGACTTTGGCCTGCTCACTCTGAGCTTTTACTAATAGGGAAACTATTATGACACGTGAACAGAAAAACAACGACGATTTAGTCAGAGCTTTTACCTGCCCAAAGGGCGGCAAGCCTAAATACATTGGCCTTAAGACCAGAGAACAGATTGCAGCTCTGCATGCCTCTAATACCACTGGTGCAGCTTTTTGGCATCAAGCCAAGTAATACCTAACCTTAACAGTAGAACCTATAGGAGAACTATTATGATCAGCTATGATTTAGCCGACCGTTACATTCCAGAAATATCTTTGCGCCCTTGGGATAAGACCCTCAAGTCATTCCCTGACTATTCAATAGTCTCTGACCCACCATCTCTGGGTCTTGCTCGTAGGGTTAAGAACTGGATCGAACCTCGCATCCAGAGATTAGCTAATCAAGAACTGGACCAGATGTACTATACTCTGAGACAAGCTAAGAGGGATTGCTGGGAAGCTGCCGAGGCTGGTGATATTACTGAGCAAGAGGCGGACACCCTAATATACATGATGACGGCAATGTCTAGGAACTATCGGTATTACGTACCTTTAGCAATCCAGTTAATACTGTCAGCTATGTTGCCCAATGTAGAGCCTGCGTCTGCTGGTTTCATGGTACTCTGGCCTGATCAAAAGGGCAGAAACAAGGGCAGGGAAGGCCGCATAATGGTTCGGGGCGGCAAAGGTATTAGACGGATGTTCCCTTGTCTGTCTGATAAGGAAATAGAGATACTTAATGACGCCTACCGTCATGAGTTCTCAGTCAGAGAGCTGACCCTCAAGTCTGGTCAGAGCAGAGCTAATTTTGCTCACGCATACCATTCTCCCATGGGCAAGTTAGAGAACCCTGACACTACCAGCGCCAGAAAGAACCTCGGCAATAGTTGTATGAGATACAATTTTACTGACACTCGGCAATTACGTTTCCAACCTACTGAGGCTTATGGCTCTGGGGATTTTACTATCTATTGGACAGAAGATGCTAAGGGATTGATATGCTCCCGTTGTGTCGTACTGACTGCCAAAGAAACTCCCAGAGCTGCACCAATATATGGCGTCTGTGAGAAATCATTAGACATGATCCAAACGGCTCTGGAAGCCAACGGTACGGAACTTTATAATAGTCGTCACTCTAACTGGGAAGGCGGCAGGCTTCTTAGGTTTGATCACGACGAAGGCGAATACATCGCCCCGTACTTAGACGTCATGCCTCAGTCTCTGAACGAGGATGCGCACGATGATAAATACCTTATCATAGACGCTGGCGGGGATATTAACGCCAGCTCTTATCAAGGTATCTTATACGGCTCTAGTTGTCGTTGTGAGAGTTGTGGTGATAACGTCACTCAGTATGATAGTATGAGCCATGACGGCGATACCTACTGCCAAGACTGTTACTATGAGCGAGTGACCAGCTGCGAATACTGCGGAGATGATACTGACAACGATGATATTATACGTGTTCAGACTATGAACGGAGAAGAGAACTGGTGTAATCATTGCGGTCGTAATCATACCGAAGTCACAGACTCTGGCGAAAGATGGCACGATGAGTTTGTTATGAGCACTGCCCACAGTGTCACTATTAGTCAGGAAGAATACGACGACGACCACTTTACTTCTGACTGGGACCTGCAGATATATCCTCATAGTGAAATGGCAGACATCGAAGACGGCTCTATCGTAGGGCTTAGCGAAGTGTCAGACAACCCAGACTACTTTTACTGCAACGACTCAGAGATTTGGAAAGAAAAGACAGATGACAATGACAACCCGACAACCCTTCATACTGAAAGCTAGGTACAGAATGCACAAATTAGTAGAAATGCTGGCGTTCTGTCGCCCACAATCATCACTTACTCAGAACGAGTTTTGTGACAAATATCTTAGACCAGTGTTCGGTCAGCCTGACAGGGAAGGTAATTATATTCTAGTCATAGGCAAGGCCCCGAAGGTTTGCTTTGCCAGTCACCATGACACGGTACACAAAGTTGACGGTATGCAAGAAGTATTAGTCAAGGGCGATACTATATCCCTGCCGCCTATATCTGACAGTTCTTGCTTAGGCGCAGACTGTACCACTGGCATATGGTTGCAACTAGAGATGATCAGAGCAGGTATCGAGGGCGTCTATGTCTGCCATGCCTCAGAAGAGATAGGCTGCCTTGGGTCCAGATATGTAGTCGAGCGTTTGCCCAGATGGTTACAACGACTAGATGCCGTAATATCATTCGACCGCAAAGGTACGGAGTCTATTATTACACATCAAATGGGTTTGCGTACTGCCTCAGATGCCTTTGCAATATCCCTAGCAGGTATCTTAGACTTGCCCCTGCGTCCAGATGATACAGGCTCTTATACTGACAGTAACGAATATGCCTCAGACGTGTCAGAGTGTACTAACCTGTCTGTCGGTTACTATGCCCAGCATACTAAGAACGAGCATCAGGACGTGTACTATTTGCAGCAACTCAGAGATGCACTGATTGCAGCTGACTGGTCAAAGCTAGTCATAGCTCGTGACCCTAGTATATCAGAGTTCAAGTATGAGGCTGGCGGCTATGCTAGTGACTGGGTTGCTGGTAATAGACGTATCGCAACCAACGCTTACTTTGACGACCCTTATATGTCGTCTGTCTCTACCTCAGAACGTGACGAGCGGGATGACATTACAGACCTACTCCGAGAATACCCGTCACAGGTTGCAGACTGGCTTGACGCTAATAACATAACCTATGACGACCTCATACAAGAGCTAGACATAGTAGATGTAAAGCTGCAAGGACGTGCTTACTGGTAATACCTACCTATCATACATGACCTAAGAGGTTCGCTCAGAGTTAACAGGCTGGGCGGGCCTTTTTCGGTGAAAGAGGCAGGCCACCACACAGGCCGTGAGAGGCCCCTTGCAGGGCCATGTCGCCAATCAGGCGATAACCATAGCCCAAACCACTGAAGGGCCTGTGAGGGCCGCATACGCAGGCAAACGCCCAGACGGGCAAACTATGAGGGATACTATGAGCAGAAAAGATATAGATACGAGCTGGCTGGAACACTTAGATACAGTCATAGCTCAGAACCCAACCGAAGCGCCCTTTGCCGAGGACGTTAACCAACTAATAACTGACATTATTTGGTCTTGCCCTGTCCGAAACCTCGGACACTCTACTATTACACAACTCGCCTATCATCACGATAACAAACCTCAGAGGAAAAGATAATGAAAATACGGATACACGTTAACCAACACATAATCAGAGCCAATGCTAAGAACGGCAGGAATGACCCGACTCTGACCGCTAAGACTTATAAACATAATTACAAGGTGCATGAGGTAGACCTGCAAGTCAGCTCAGAAGTAAAGTATGAACCAGATCACCCGCTACCATGTGGAGCAAAGGTCTGGATCGAGGCAGAGGCTCAGGAAATAGGACTAACAAGTATTAGAGGAAGGGAGATTCTCCGTGTATTATAATTACCGCTTAGAGTTCTATGACCCATACTATGAGTTCGGCAAAGAGTTGCTCTACTATAAGTTCTTTAGAAATCAGTCAGACGCAGAGTCAGCACTAACCTCAGCAAAGAAAGCAGGACTATGGGTCAGACTATTACCCTGTTAAATACTAATAATATTAATCTGACTAAGGCTCTGAGTATTACTCAGGGTCTTTTTCTTTGTCTTACTCTGAATAGTACTCTTAGTCATACTCTTACTAATACTCTTAGTCATACTCTTACTAATACTCTTAGTCAGACTCTTAATCAGACTCCCAGGATTTTCAATACCCCTACAATGGAAAGCCCTCCGTGGGAATTTGGCCCCTACGTGGGAATTTTGTGTGACAAATATGTCACCCCTACGTGGGAATTTGTACCCTCCGTGGGAATTTGCTTGCACCCTCCGTGGGAATTTGATTTAGTACTGGCAGAGGAGAAAATAATATGAGCGAAGAACTAAAAAAAGAGTTGCGTATGCTTGGTGTACTAGATCATAAAGTCCCTACGGTGGAAAATGATACGGCACCCATATGGGTAAGAGACGATGTAACATTTGATGATAACGGTGAGCCAAACTTCTAGGAGAGAGCTATGATAAACAGAGATGTGTGGGTAGAGACAATAGATAAATGTAAGGAAGACTACAGGATAGTAAGGAGAGAGGCAGATATGTGGGAGAGAGAAGCCAAACGTCTGCTAGAAGAGAACCACAAACTAAAGGCACAGTTGAAGCTGTGGAAAGGCACAGGACTATGATAGAAGTAACGTACATAGACCACATGGGTTCAGACCTGAGTGTAGTCAATGCAGCTAGGGTAAGCTTTGGTAAGACACACAAGGCTATGACAGAGGGTGACACCAAGCTTATCCACTACCTAGCCAAGCATAAGCACATGTCACCATTTGGTCATGCCTTTGCCAGCTTTCATGTCAAGGCTCCTATCTTTGTAGCCCGACAATTGGTGAAGCATAAGTTCTTACGTTGGAATGAGATTAGCCGTAGGTATGTGGATGACCTACCTGAGATATATCACCCCGAAAAGTGGCGTGGACGTAGTGTTGATAAAAAGCAGGGTAGTGAAGGCTTTATAACTCAGATGGAGACAAGAAGTGATCAAACCGTAGACCACTTCTATCGTATCCAATGTGTCAATGCCCTTGACGCTTACCATGATGCCATTGCTACAGGAGTGTGTCCAGAGCAAGCACGTATGGTACTACCCCAGTCTACAATGACAGAGTGGTACTGGTCAGGGTCACTAGATGCCTTCATGGACATGTGCAACCTAAGATGTAAGCCTGACACACAGTATGAGACAAGGTTAGTAGCAGACTACGTAAGAAGTGAGATGATCAAACTGTTCCCAGTATCAGTAGAGGCGTTAGTAAAGTAACACCCCTGTATTAGTTAAGGGGCAATACTTGCCTATACTAAGACCCCAGTAGTAGTAAGCAAATGGTCAAGGTTCTAACCAACAAATGACCGACAACAAGGAGAAGAGATATGAAGATTGAATGGCTAGACCCCTATACGTTGTACATTACACACAACAACTACATGTACTGTGTGTTTGAACAAGATGGTAAAATCATTATGGAATGTAGAAAGTTACCCGCTAGTGACTAACATAAGTTTAACATAAGTTATTACTATTATGTTTAATACTAATAGTTAAAAGCTTATGTTTAACTAAAGGGTACTTAAGGTAAATGGAACTTTTTATTTTTTTGTCAAGGGGCACATAAATATTTATTTTCTACTTGTATCTTTGTTGCCATATGATATGTAGATCATACTAAGGGTTTATGACCTGAGCGCCATAGGAGAAAGACATGACTGAAACAACACACCAACCCTGCCCCTTCGTAGACTGTGGCTCGTCTGACGCCTTTGCGTACAACACAGAAGGCTATGGCAAGTGTCACAGCTGCGGACAAGGCTACCCTGCCAACAAGTCACACGCTACCTTTGACTGGGCAGACGATAAGTACCCGAAGAAAGAAAGAGGAAACATGAGCGAACATATCCCGACCACAAAGACCATACCCACTACGGGTGATGGCAAGTACGTAGACATGAGGGGCATCAAAGCCTCTACTATGGAAGACTACGGTGTAATGACCTACGACAACACACAAGAGTACAAGTACCCTAGTGGTGGCGTGAAGGTGCGTAACCTTAAAGAGAAAGGCTTCTGGGCTAAAGAGGGGTTCAAGGGTGACGAGTTGTTCGGCATGAACTTTTTTACCGCTGGTTCATCTAAGATGTTGACCATCACTGAGGGAGAGCTGGATGCCCTCTCTGTGTCCCAGATGCTTAAGAACGGTACCTACACTAACCCTGTGGTATCGTTGCCCTCTGCGACCCCCTCTAAGAAGCTGTGGGAGAACTGTAGTGAGTGGATCAACAGCTTTGAGAAGATCATTATCAGTGTTGACGGTGATGAGGCTGGTGATGCTATCGCCACTAAGATTTCAAAGTTGTTCCCTAACAAGACATACAGGGTGTCGCATGACAAGTACAAAGACGCTAACGAGTTTCTACAGGCTGGGGCTGGACAAGAGTTTAAGTCTGCTTGGTGGAACGCTAAGAAGTATGTTCCTGACAATGTTCTTAACACTGCTGATCAGTTCCTTAAGCTGTTTAGAGAGACTCCCGACCATCAGTTTGTGCCTACAGGTATCCAATCCCTTGACGACAAAATCATGGGACTCATGCAAGGTCACTTTACCGTCATTAAGGCACCCACTGGTATCGGCAAGACAGAGGTAATGCGGTACTTAGAGTACAACCTGATCCAACGTGATGTACCCTTCGCCAGTTGGCACTTGGAAGAGACAAAGCTTAGGAGCCTCTTAGGGCTCGTTAGTTACAAGTTGGGCATGAACGTGACCCGAAGAGACCTGATCGACGCTGGTGGTGCCACTGAGCAAGTGGAAGAGGCCATTCGACAGATAGCTGCCAACGAGTGTATCTATCAATTCTTCTTAGGTGACGGCCAAGGTACTGAAGAGTTGTGTGAGCAGATCAGATACTTCCGTGAGGCTTGCGGTGTTCGTTATGTATTCTTTGAGCCTATCCAAGATGTAGTGTCAGGTCGATCAGAGAGTTCTAAGGAAGAGTTGTTGTCGGACTTGTCTGTACGATTGTCTAAGTTAGCAGCAGAGCTTAACGTAGGTATCATCACTATCGCACACACTAACGATGACGGTGATCCGAAGTACTGTAAAATGATTGGACAAAGGGCTTCAGTTATTATAGACCTTAGTAGAGACAAAGAAGCAGAGGACGATCAAGAGAGAAACACAACTACCTTGAAGGTCGAAAAGAACCGCCCATGTAGTGAAGAGGGTTACGCTGGTTCACTTCGCTTTAATATGGACACGTTTACACTACAGGAGTTAGACTATGGATGACGAACAGGACTACTACAACTACAACGAAGTTTACACAGTGATCGTACCAGCACTTGACGGGCCACAGGACATCATAGTAAGGCTAGGCATGGACGATAAGTACGACCCCGAAGCTTGGACACTACTGGGCGCCTACGGAGATACAGACGGCAAGGACTTCGACATCAACATCGAGCAGTACTGCATGGCTATAGAGTTAGTGCAGACAATACACAGGAGGTTGTTATGATAAACCTAGAGGAACTGAACGTATGGATTGAGGAGCAGAAGCCTGTTGCGGAACGTGAGAGGGTTCAAAGGTATGACAGTTATAAGACTGAAGGCCCAGAACAGAGGGAGCTTAGTAGATTAGAGACTATTAGAGAGTTGATTGTTGCGGGTGCAACGGTAGATGAATATGCAAATGGTTACGTTTATATACAAGAGGGTGATAGGACTTTTAGGTTCTCTCTCCTCAAACAAAAGTGGAGCGCAGCAAATAACCCTACGGGCGGTAAGATGGACTGGAAGTTTAGGACTAGGTATAGGTGTAAAAGTCCCAAAGATTTTGTAAAAAGGTACGTGAAAGGAGACTGAGATGACTGTATTCGATATTGAAACTGACGGGTTCTTGGACAAGCTAACCAAGATACACGTTGTAAGCTACAAGACACCTGACATGGCAGAGCCTGTATCTATCTTTGACTATGATGAGATGCGTAAGTTCTTCTTGAGCCAAGACACGCTCATCGGACACTTCATTGTAGGCTTTGATGTCCCTGCTATCGAAAAGGTTTTGGGCATTAAGGTCACTGCAAAACTAATCGACACACTGAGTGTCAGTTGGTACTTGTCGCCTGAGAGAGCCAGTCACGGTCTTGCCTCTTATGGTGAGGACTTCGGTGTACCTAAGCCTGTAGTAGAAGACTGGGACAACTTGTCGCAGGATGAGTATGCTCACCGTTGTCAGGAAGACGTAAAGATTAACTCTCGTCTGTGGTCAATACAAGACAAGAAGCTTGACCGTTTGTACCTGAATGACTTCGACAAGTTTAGGTTTTTGGACTACCTGACCACCAAGATGCAGACTGCTAGAGAGCAAGCTGACAATGGCTGGCGTTTAGATCATGGCTTGGCTAACGACTTGTTAATTAAGTGGGAAGCAGCCAAGTCAGTTAAGGTCGATCAGTTGGTACAAGTTATGCCTGAGAAGCAACACTGGGTTATGAAGCACAAGCCAGCACTAGATCGTATGACCCTTAAGAATGGCCTACCTTCTGCTGCTGCAACTAAGTGGTTTGCACTACTGGCTGAAGCTAAGTACCCCATGACTACGGAGAGCCTACGGCACTGCCAGAAGACTGAGCCAGCTAACCCTAACTCACCAGATCAGGTGAAAGAGTGGTTATACTCAATGGGCTGGGAGCCCTGTACGTTTAACTTCATCAAGGAAGGTGATGGTGTCAACATGGTAGAAAGGAAGGTACCACAAATCCGTAAGGACGGTGAACTATGTAACAGTGTTAAGCGTCTTATAGACGTCAACGAAGGTGTAGCCCTACTAGACGGTCTTACTGTATTGTCGCACCGTATCGGTATCATTAAGTCGTTCATCTCTTGTGAGAGAGACGGGTTCCTCAAGGCTACCATCAGTGGTCTGACTAATACCTTTAGGTTCAAGCACTCACGGCCTTTGGTTAACCTACCTTCAGTAGACAAGCCTTACGGGCAGGAAATCCGTAGCTGTCTGATAGCAAGAGAAGGTATGACTTTGTGTGGTGCTGATATGGTTAGTTTAGAGGATACTACTAAACGTCACTACATGAAGCCTTTTGACCCTGACTACGTTAACGAGATGTCTAAGGAAGGGTTTGACCCTCACCTTGACCTTGCTAAGTTTGCTGGTGCTGTCACACAAGAGGACATTGACAAGCACAACTCTGGGGAAGTTAGCCTCAAAGCTTTACGGAAGAATTACAAGGTGGTGAACTACAGTGCCACGTATGGCGTAGGAGCCCCTAAGCTGGCACGTGAGACAGGTCTTACACAAACGGCAGCAGCTAACCTACTAGAAGCTTTTTGGGCTCGTAACTGGGCCGTACAGAAGGTGGCTAACCAAGCTAAGGTTAGGGAGTTGTTCGGCAAGTCTTGGATACAAAACCCTGTGTCAAAGTTCTGGCATGTGTTGCGTAGTGACAAGGACAGGTTCAGTACACTAAACCAAAGTACGGGTGTCTACTGTTTTGACACTTGGGTTAGTTACGTTAGAGGTCATGGGGTCAACATACTAGGCCAGTTCCATGACGAGATAATTGCAGAAATACCACAAGCAAAGGGGGATGAACTGGCTAAAGACCTTAAAGACTGTATGAGATATGCCAATCAGGATGTTAACCTAAACATACCATTAGGTATCGACTATTCTTTTGGTAAAAATTATGCAGAAATCCACTAAAGGGGGTTGAAAGCTCCTTTACCACTACTATATACTATAAACACTCAGACAAAGGAATGTAAAATGAGTAAAGCAAGAGTTATCGTAATGAATGGCTTCGTAGAGTATGCAAGGGTATTCAAAGAAAACATGGATAGCAACCCTGACTTCCACCCTACAGGTCAGTTCAACATGAACTTCTATCCAGCTACACAAGATGACCTAGAAATGTTCTGGGAAGCTGGCGTAGCAAAGGAGTTCCGAGGACACCAGCGTCTTAAAGACCCACGTAACGGTGATGGCTATGGTATCGGTCAGTTCATTCGCCTCAAGCGGGACAATGTAAACCCCGTAGCAGAGGCACTGGGTGGCGCCCCACAGGTCGTTAACTGGTCAGGTGATGAGTTGACTAAGGGTGCTGCTTGGTCGTTCGCTGACGGTGAGCTAGGTAACGGTACTGAAGTGCGTGTCAAGGTCACTGTGTATGGTGAAGGCGATCGTACAGGACACCGTGTCGATAAGATCGGTGTGATCAACTTGGTGCAGTACCAGTCCACCGTATCAGAGGATGGCTTCTAAGTGAAGCTTATCACCCTTAGCCAAGAAGCATGGGGGCCTGACGATAATCGTGAGGCTTCCTACTCATCCTCTAATGTAGAGACAATCGAAGACTTCCTAGACCACTGTCAGAATGTGGCTAGGGTTGCTGGGTTCGGAGACTTAGCTATAGGCTCAAAGTATATGGGCGGAGAAGAAGTATGGTCTCAGTTTTAAAGACTATCGTGGATGGCGACATAGTGGCATACCGTGCCGCTGCCCACAAAGTAGAAGACAATGACGGTAAGCGTGAGTGTACTGCGGTAGAAGCTCTAGAGTATGCTAAGGCGTTTATGAAAGAGATACTAGCAGAGTGTTCCTTCTACAATGAGAAGGGTGACTACTCAGTTTACTTAACTGGCAAGGGCAACTTTCGTTTCGATATTGCAAAGACTGCGGTCTACAAAGGAAACAGAAGTGATAAGCCTAAGCCTAGTATGTTGCCAGTTGTTCGCAGGTATCTGTCTGAAGAGTGGGATGCTATTACATCAGAAGGAGAAGAAGCAGACGATCTGATAGCTATAGATGCAGCTAACACTGGCTATCGTGCAGTTGTGGCTACCATCGACAAGGACATGCTGCAAATCAAAGGCCTTCACTACAACCTGACTAAGAAGACCTTTACCTATATGGACAGGTTTGACGGACTACACTGGTTCTACAAACAAATCCTTATGGGTGATGCAGCAGATAACATCAAGGGTCTACACAGAGTGGGTCCAGTTAAAGCAGAGGACATGCTAGTTCATTGCACTAACGAGAAGGAGTTGTATCACGCTGTGGTACATCGGTATGACGGAGACGAAGAGAGGGTACTAGAAAATGCCCGACTACTGTGGCTCAGACGAACGGAGGGAGAGTTATGGGTTCCGCCGCATCATCGAAAGCCAAAGGCCGCTTAGGTCAACAAGAGATAAGAGATAAGATACTGAAGACGTTCCCAACACTAGAACCTGACGATGTTAGGTCAACGGCTATGGGCCAACAAGGGGAAGACATTCAGTTAAGTCCAAGGGCAAGAGAGCTTATCCCTATCTCTGCTGAAGTAAAGCGCAGGAAGAACTTGAAGACTATCTATGACTTTGTTGACCAAGCCAAGCAAGGCGGTGAGTATGAGCCAGTAGTTTTCTTTAGAGCAGACAGACAAGAGTGGCTAGTAATAACCAAGCTAGATCACTATATGGAACTAATTAAAGGATGGAAGACATGAGTAGCTTATTTGAATTTACTAAGATGCTGGAAGACATGAAGAAATCTAGTGTTGAACGGGCGTATCAACTCTATGCAATCGACTATCACCTTAACCAGCATGTAGACCCTGAGACCTAATGACTAACTACCATGATGATCCCACACTACGTGGTGTTGTGGAAGACTTTGGGCTACTTCAACTAATGTTAGACGCTGGTTTGACACATGATGAAGTAGCCCTTCACTTGCACCACACAGGTTTAATAGACTTAGATGAATACTTAAACGATGAGGAGTACTAAGATGATTACCCAAGATGACATAGACGCTTTCATGGAGATGAACGATGACATCTCTATCGCCCAGTTTCCTATGTTTGCTGATGCAACAACACAAGAGATGGTTACACAGTTCGTTGACCACATGGGTCAGCCTATGGACAAAGAGTACAAGCTGGGCTCAGACCTAGAGGACTTTAGGTTTGCCTTGATCAGAGAGGAGTTCTACGAGGCCACAGACGAGACGCAGGCACACGCCAGATTAAAAGAGTTAGCCGACCTAGTATACGTAATATATGGGTATGCGGTTACCTTTGGTTGGGACTTAGACGAAGCCTTTAAGCGGGTACATGAGTCCAATATGTCAAAGCTGGGTGAGGATGGTAAGCCTATTAAAGACCAACACGGTAAGGTTATGAAGGGTCCAAACTATAAGCCACCTAACCTGAAAGACTTAGTATGAACTGGCTAACTAGATACTGGAAATACTTACAGACTTGGCGACTACACCGAGAGACTATCAAGCAGCTAAACACCCTGCCTGAGTCTATACTAAAAGACATAGGCATTAACCGTGGTGACATTAATCGTATGATCTGGTTAGACGAAGATATTATTCAACGAGGAAAGAACACACATGAAAAGTAACTATCTACCAACAGACTACCAAACCTTTATTGCGACCAGCCGTTATGCTCGGTGGCTTGAAGGTCTTGGACGTCGAGAGACTTGGGGCGAGACAGTAAATCGGTACATGACTAATATTGCTGGCAAGTACTTAGCTGATGATCCCGACACCATGAGTGAGATCGAGTCAGCTATTCTTAGCTTATCTGTTATGCCAAGTATGCGATCGCTTATGACTGCGGGTATTGCTGCTGAACGTGACAACACTTGTATGTACAATTGTAGTTACCTACCCGTAGATGATCCTAAGTCTTTCGATGAGGCTATGTTCATCTTGCTTTGCGGTACGGGGGTTGGTTTCAGTGTTGAGCGTCAGTTCGTCAGTAAACTCCCTGAGGTTCCTACGCTTTTCGAAAGCGAAACGACTGTCGTCATCAAGGATAGCAAGGAAGGCTGGGCTAAGGGTCTCAGGCAAGTGTTGGCACTCCTATGGGCTGGTGAAATTCCTAAGTGGGATGTGTCTAAAGTTCGCCCTGCTGGTGCTAAACTAAAGACGTTTGGTGGTCGGGCTAGTGGCCCTGCACCTTTGGTTGACCTGTTCAACTTTGCAGTCACTACATTCAAAACCTCACAGGGCCGTAGCCTGTCAAGTCTTGAGTGTCATGACCTTATGTGTAAGATCGGTGAAGTTGTCGTTGTAGGGGGTGTTAGACGGTCTGCTATGATCTCTCTAAGTAACCTATCTGATGATCGTATGCGTCATGCTAAATCAGGGGCTTGGTGGGAAAATGCAACTCATCGTGCCTTGGCTAATAACTCTGTAGCCTATACAGAGAAACCTGATAGTATGTCCTTCATGCGTGAGTGGACTGCACTTATGGAAAGTGGGAGTGGTGAACGTGGTATCTTCAACAGACAAGCATCAGTTAAGCAAGCTTCAAAAAACGGCCGTAGAGAGTCTTGCTATGAGTTCGGAACAAACCCCTGCTCGGAGATCATTTTACGACCGAATCAGTTCTGTAATCTCACAGAGGTGGTCATCCGTGCAAAAGACACTGTGGAAGACCTTGCAGACAAAGTCCGCCTTGCGACTATACTTGGAACCATACAGTCAACCTACACACACTTCCCATATCTGCGAAAGATGTGGAACACAAATACCGCAGCAGAACGACTGCTCGGTGTGTCACTCACGGGGATAATGGACAACAAACTAATGACACTGGCTAATGATGGCTTGTCAGAAACTTTGGAGCATTTGAGGGATGTGGCTATTTCTACTAACGCTGAGTGGGCTGACCGTCTTGGTATCCCTCATAGCACTGCTATTACTTGCGTTAAGCCCAGTGGAACAGTTTCCCAACTGGTTGACTCAGCTTCTGGTATTCATGCTCGTCACAGTCCCTATTATATCCGTACTGTGCGTGGAGATAATAAAGACCCACTGACACAGTTTATGATAGATCAGGGTATCCCTAATGAGCCTGACGTTATGAAGCCCGATGCTACTACAGTGTTTAGCTTTCCTATGCAGTCTCCTCTGGGCGCCGTTCATACTGCTGACATGACTGCGATCGAGCAGCTAGAGATGTGGCTGATGTATCAACGTCACTGGTGTGAGCATAAGCCTAGTGTTACGATTAACGTCAAGGGAGAGGAGTGGCTAGAGGTAGGTGCCTTTGTGTACAAGCACTTTGATGAAATGTCAGGTGTATCGTTCTTGCCTTTCAATGAGCATACGTACCAACAGGCACCCTATCAAGAGTGTAACAAAGACCACTACCTTGAGGTCACTGACACCTCACCTAAGAGTATCGACTGGACTAAGTTATCTGAGTATGAGGTAGAGGACAACACCAGTGGCATGCAGACTATGGCTTGTACTGGTGACGTCTGTGAAATGGTGGACATCACATGACAGAGGTAAAGAAGCGGTTTGAACAAAGTTTGTACGATAGGTTTGACAACCCTGCTAAGGTCAAGCTTATCGAAATCTTGGAGAAGCAGGGACACACAGTGTCTAACGTAAAGGAGAACTACTTTGCAGATGTAGAGACAATCAAGAAGGGTGTCACCTATTACTCAGAAGGCGAAGTCAAGAGGGCATGGAAGGAGGAGTGGCCCGATGAGTGGGCAGAGATACGTATACCTCATCGCAAGGAGAGGCTATTAAAGAAGTATGACAGTAACGTAAACTTCTATGTCTTTAACGCCTACTTGACACAGTGCTGGATGATTAGGGGGCAACAAATGACAGAGGAGACTGTCCGAGGCGCCACCGGTAGGTACATTCAAAAGGGTGAGTTGTTCTATCATATCCCATACAAAGAAGCGGAGTTGATCAGACTGTGACACAGCAGCAACCCAAGACAAGACGTAAGACAACCTATAAAGGTGCAGATCAGAGGGTAACTTCTGGCCTCACCCCTAAGACCACTAAGCAAAAGGAGTTTATAGAGGCCCTTAAAGACCACACTCAGGTCTTTGTGTTAGGACCAGCAGGTACGGGTAAGACCTACATTACTGCCACAGTAGCTGCTGACCTGTACACCACTAAGAGTATTGATAAGATTGTTATTACTAGGCCTCACGTAGCTGTAGGAAAAGACTTAGGGTATTTGCCAGGTTCTTTAGAAGAGAAGACTTACCCTTGGGCCTTGCCAGTCTTAGACGTACTCATCAAACACTTAGGTAAGGGTACAGTGGAAACAGGTATTAAGTCTGGTAATATTGAAATGGCACCACTGGCATTAATGAGAGGACGAAGCTTTGAGAACGCCTTTATCATAGTTGACGAGACTCAGAACATAACCACCCACGAACTTAAGATGTTACTAACTAGGGTAGGGGAGAACTCTACTATCGTGCTTAACGGTGACGTCCAACAGTCGGACTTAAAGGAAGCAGATGGGTTGTCTAAGGTGATCCACCTAGCTAAGAAATACTTGTTGCCCGTATCAGTTATTGAGTTTGGGGTTGACGACATAGTGAGAAGTGATATATGTGCTCAATGGGTACGTGTTTTTATGAAGGAGAAGTTATGATATACGTGTACGTTGTGATACTCAGCATGTGGGAGGACGGGGTACCTGTCTACTCGGTGAGAGCCCCTAATGCGGTGTATAAGACGGAAGAGAGGTGCCAAGCAGTGAGAGAGTTAAATATGCTATATCTGCTTGAGACTTCACCAAGCCCTACAGCAGAGTTTCGTAGTCTTTGCGTAGGGATGCAGTTTCAGAACCAGAAGCCTAAAGGAGACTTGTGATGGCTAAGTGGAAAGAGATGATCAGTGACTTTGACAGTGACATGGTTAATCACCCGCCCCACTACGGGACAGGTTCCATTGAATGTATTGAATACATCGAAGACTTCTTAACCGAAGAGGAGTACATCGGGTACCTACGTGGGAATATCGCCAAGTACTTACACCGATGGCGATACAAGAATGGCATAGAAGACCTGAAGAAAGCCCAGTGGTATGGGAACAGGTTGATGAAGGTGGTGGAAGATGCCTGATGTTGTGTCCATCATACTGGTAGTTCAAACACTACTGATCCTTTGGTTAGCAGGAAAGGTAGACAGGCTAGAGAAAGACATAGACTTTAAGATGAAGGTTCCCATGTATGCTCTCTTTAGGCACTTAGACGAAGAGCACGGAAAATAAAAAAAGCCCCCGTATCCTTAATTGGACGCAGGGGCTTTACTTTGTGTATCACTTTTTGTTATTAGTCTTGGAGATTAAATCTGCTTGTTGTTTAATTAGTTGTTGCTGCCTCTCTAGATCAAGGTATTGCTTGTCTAGCTCTGATATTTGCGGGAACTCTAATACGCTACCGCTTTCCAAAGAACTTACTCACAGATCTCATACCTATACTGGCACTAACGATACCACCTAAGGCAATCTGATACCACTGAGGCATAACTTCAAGTGCAGCAAAACCTCGGGCTACTATGTCGTTGCCCCAGTCTCCACAGAACGCAAGTATGAGAGGGATACTGAACAGTAGGGTGATCCATTCGTCCTTCCAACTGTTCTCAGTAGCTTTCATAGCTTCTATGTCCCAGTCAATCTCGCCTGTAAGCTGCTTCTTCTTTATCTCAGCTTCGGTTAGCTTGACCTGAGTCTTACCATCTATGATGCTTGTAGCAAGCCCTGTAAGGCTATTAATAATAGAACCAATCATTTTTCATGTCCTAACCATACAGCAAAGGCTCCGGTCATAGCACCTGTCACAGTAGCTGTCAGAGCAGTGGCCTGTGAGGTCATAGCATCAGGTGGTAGGTGCATAAACCAGAACAGTACTTCGATGTACATGTATGTCATAACCATCATCATAATACGGGGAAGTATCTTCCAGTGTAAAAGTCTTTCCATAGTCACGGTCATTCATCGTCCTTTCAATCCGTCTATAATTTCTTGTGCAGAAGGTCTACGTTTCTTAAAGTCGTATACACATTCAAAACTCTGAGGGCATTGTCTGTAAGCAGCCCCATACTCATACTTAGGTATCAAAGGTGTAGGAAAGAACGTAGCAGAAGACCCGTTAGGTCCACGATACCAGCACTGCTGTACACCCATTATGCTAATACGTTTCCACAGCTTACAAATAACCATCTTAGGTTCTTTAGCCTCCGACACCCCCACAGTGAAAATTAAGAGTGCCGACAACAATAATGTTTTTACCACGAACCTGTACCTAACCCAATTAAATATACCCCACCAAAGACAACAAAGATAATTCCTATAGACAGTACAAACAAAGCTATGTTATTGATGATCTCTTTCTTAGCTTCCATAGCCTTGTAGACAGTCTCTTCACGTTCTTTTCTGATCTGCCTTCTTAACTTAATCATTTCGTCCCAAGTATTAGGACCAAAACGCATATTCAAAAGAAACATCAACTCTTTTTGTTGAGCCGCTAGTTTTTTCTTATGCACGATTATTTCAAAGGCTTCCTTTTCTATACTGTCGGCAGACGTTAGCTTTTGTATAGTCGAAGGGGCCTTTCTTTGTTGTTCCGCTTTATGAAGATCAGAGGCGGCTCCGAACCATTCCCCTAGCTGCCCCATAACGTCTTCTATCTCTCTGCCATGTTGCACTAGCTTCTTAGTCATAGTGAAGGCAGCAGTACAGGCTGATATAGCCGTTATGGGGTCTAGCATTAGTCTCTCTCCATTACCTCAAGCATCCTTTCAAGGGACTCTTTAATTCCCTTTATGTTCTCTTCTATCTTACCTAACTGTACGGCTTGGGTAACTGAGGATGTTTCAACAGCCTTAACATCAGCACTTATTCTAACTATAGACGACGAGTTAGCATCTACATCTGCCCTCATCTGTGATATACTCCAAACTATCATTGCAGCTTGTAGTACTAAGGCAAACAATAAACTTGCCGATATATTTTTACCCATTACAAAGCACTCTTCTTCCCCCCTAGTCACAGGGGTAGGCTTTCCAATCTAACTGAAAATGAGGACCATCTGGGAACTTCTTCCAATCGCCACCCCAAACAATTTTAATATCTAACTCCTCCGCTGCCTTCTTCATTGCATCACCAATAGGGTAGAACTCGTCCCACTCCCATGATACAGGATAAGGCACAACATCTACTGCATGTCCTGTCAGGTGACGAGACTTAAGTGTAGTTGACTTGCCTGTCTTCTTAAGCATACGCTGACGTTCAATATTACGAACACCTTCAGTTACACTAAAGTCCTTTTCACTAATCTCTAATGCTCTTGTGACAACAGCAACCATATCAGGATGTACCCCAGACAAGTTCTGCTTACTTCGTAGTCCTAGTTTGTATCCCATTGGTTGCTCCTTAAGATGGTTTAGTGGGCCAAGTTATTGTGTTAGGGAATCCTTCTTGTGCAGGTACGTCCCTAAGAGAAGACCTATAGGAGACCCACTCAGATGACATTGTAAGGTCGCTAGAAGCCATCCAATCAGTTTCAGCTAACTTAACGTCTCGTTCCTCACGAACAGATACAGCAGCCCTTTCATTGGCTCCGTCAGCCCATGCTTGTTCTTCAGCATGCCTTGCAGTCTGTTCTTCAGAACTTAATTCAATAAGCTGTCCATTTACGTTTTTATAATTTGGCATATCAATTTCCTTATGAATTTTTGAAGCCGTAGCAAGTTATTGTGCCAGATTTATAATTACCACTGCTGGTTTTAAACCGAACGGCATCAACATCAGTTTGGCTTACCCGAGCGCCAAATCTTAGTTCTGAGTTAGGCACGTTTGTGTTGTTAAAGCCCGTCAAAAAGCTGTTGAATATTGTGTACTGTGCTAAGTGTGGCCCATAACAGTATACTACACCACTTGTGCCACCGTCAGTATCGGCATTGCCTGTGTTGTCCTTAATTTGCATGTATCCAGCATTACCGCCGTTGGCACCAACAGCACCATGCTTATAATCAGTTCCTCCAGCGTCAAAACTTGACTGACCATTCCTTCTGATTTGCATGTGAAAATTTTGAACGTCAGTCATCGGTTTTACATTCTGCAAGAAAAACACATAGTTGTCATAAGAGCCTGCATCACCACTCAAATCAAAATCAACATACGTCACATTATTTATATCAACTGATTCAATGAAGCCTGTACCACCACCGCCAGCAGCAGCAGCCCACGAAATATCTGTACCATCTGAGGTAAGAACCGTTCCAGCACTACCCTTAGCTAGTCTTGCAGTAGCACCAGAGGCGTTGCCATAGACCAGAGAGCCTCTAGTTAGGTCATTTAGAGTATTAATCTCATCAGCACTAGCTAGTATTGCTGTAGAACCAAGAGTTAGCCCCTGCGTAGTAATAGAGACAACATTAGCACCAGCAGCATCTAAAGTAGCTATGACTGTCCAACCTGTACCAGCAGTGTTTCTAATCTTAAGCTGGTAGTTAGTTGTGTCGTACCACCACTGATGGCCCCTGTCCGTAACTGGGTTCGTTGTAGGGATAGCAGGCTCAGTAGCACCAGAAGAGTTAGTTGCGATAGCTTGAAGAGCGGCGTTAATGTCAGCCCTAGTTTGGGGGAAGAACTGGTTATCTATAATAAAGTCGTGCTGGCTCATGTCTTACGCTCCTTATTCTGGTTTAGTGGGCCATGTTATTGTGCTTGGGAAACCTGCTTGGGCGGGTATGTCCCTAAGAGAAGACCTATAGGAGACCCACTCAGATGACATGGTAAGGTCGCTAGAGGCCATCCAATCAGTTTCAGCTAACT